GTAGTTCATGCAGTATTCGTAGGTCTCGGGGGTGAAGCCGTACTGCTGGACGTTGTCCCAGAGGACGTCGTTGAATTGGATCTCCGCGCTGGCCCCCTGATAGGTGACGGTGACGGAATGGGTGTCCTCGTGCACGACGGCTTCCGCGTTGGCGTTGAAGTCGTTCATCAGCGGCTCCCAGTCGTGGACATAGGCGGCTTTGACGGCGGGGTCGGTCACCAGGTCGTAGACCGTCAGCTGGTACTGCTGCTCGGTGCCGTCCACGGTCTTGCGGACTCCCGTCAGCGAGTCGTCCACCTCCACGGCGGCGGCCACCGACGCCGCGCCCACGGCCAGGAGAGCCGGCGTGACCGTGCGCGTGAGCGCGCTTCCTATCCTCTCCACTTTTTGCCCCACGGGCGCGGCCCTCTCGCCGAACGCCTGGAGGCGCGCCCCGGCCTTGCCGAGGGAGGACTCCATCGCGTTCTGCTTGACGATGGAGTCGGCCAGGGCGCCGCGGTAGCCGTCGAGGCGCTGCTCGCACATGGCGATGTCGCTCTGCAGCCTGACCCACTGCTCGTCGGACATCCCCTCCCTGCCGATCTGCTGCTCGGCGGCCCTCAGGGCCTCAAGCTGCCTCTCGGTCGAGGAGATCGCCTTGCGGTAGTCTGCCTGCTGCTGCGCGAGCAGCTTGACGTTGCCGGGGTCGAGCTTGAGCGCCCGCTCGATCTTCCTCAGCTCGGTCGGGACGCCGGACATCTCCCTCTTGGCGCCCCTGATGGCCGAGTTGAGCTCGGTCGTGTCGGCCCCGAGCCTGATAGTGAGGCCCTTGTACTCGATGGCCATGCGGCCTCCCATCGGTTTCTCAAAGTGCTAGCCCAGCAGGCGGTCGATGTCCGCCTGCGTGGCCCTCCTCGGCCCCCGCGCCCCGCTCCCCCGCGCGCCCTCGGCGGCGAGGTCGGCGAAGGCGGCGGCGTCGGCGTTACCCATGCGCCTGACGTCGGCCGCGGAGAACCCGCAGCGACAGAGCGCCAAAACGGTGCGCCAGGGATCCCAGCGATCCGGCGAGCCATCTCCTGGCCCGCCCGGCCTCTCGGGGACGAAACAGCTCCGCCGTTACGGCGGAGTCGATCACCCCCACGGACCCGGCGGCGTCGCCGAGCGTGAACTCGCGGGCGTCGAACTCGCGCAGCCACTTGACGTAGGGGCTCGTGGAATCGTCGGCGCACCGGGCCATGGCCCAGGCGGCCTGCAGGAAGGCGCACACGTCGGTGTCCTCCGCCCTGTAGGCCGCCACCAGGTCGGCCATGAGGTCGCGGCCGAACTCGCGGCGGTAGGCCATGAGGGCGAAGGGGCCGCCCTGCATCCTCACAGGGCGGCCGAAGATCTCTCCCTCGACCATGGCCTAGGCCGCGTCCTCGAACTCGGGGACGTACACGGACTTGTAGAAGTCCTCGTAGGCCTTCTGGTTGGGCGTGTCGGCTGGCAGCGTCGCCTTCGCGCCCTTCACGCCGTTCACTAGGGCCGGAAGCGCCTTGATGGTCGTCTTCTTGGTCTGGGGCGTGATGTTCTCCTCCTTCGTCTTCGCCTCGTGGGCGGTGCGGGTGGCGGTGCACTTGTAGAACACCGTGCGTCGCGCCTTCTTGTCGCCCTGCACCTCGCTGGCCATGGCGAAGGGCTTCGGCAGGGCCTCGGCGTCCTCCACGAGGGCGCCGTTCCTGTCCACCTTCCAGCCGAGGCAGCGCACGTAGAACTCGTCGGGGAAGTTCGCCATCTCCATGTCGCCCTCCCAGCCGGTGTTGGCCGGCGCGTTGAAGAACTCGCCGTCCTCGGCGTAGAAGGGGCTGGAGGAGCCGGAGGGCGACAGGGCGATGTTCACGGTGCCGGGCACGCGGATGGGGTTCGCCTCGTCCCACTCGTAGGCCCCGTCGACGTTGTTTGTCATCGGGAAGATGGTCACGTTGCGGAAGCCGAACTCCACAGTGTTGTCCGCGATGGTCGCGGCCGTGCCGGTCTCTGTCTGGATCTCGTTCTCGTCCATTTACATTGCTCCTAACATGTCGAAGTAGTAGACGGCTCCGAGCGGAACGCCCAGCCCCGAGGAGCCGGTCTCCTCGCAGGCGTAGGCGATGCCGTGCGCCTTGAGGGCGGCCTCCACGGCGGCCATCGACTCGAAGTCGGGGCCGTCGGTGTAGAGCTGCACGCACCAGCGCGCCAGCTCGAAGTAGTTGACGTCTTCCGCGTATACGTCCTCGCGGCCGCAGCGGAAGAAGACGGCGTAGGGCAGCGGCGGCGGGTCCATGGGCGCCCACTGCCGGTACGCCGCCTCGATGCCCGCCCCCTCCAGGATGGCGAGGACGGGCGCGGGGTCTGTGTTCGTGGTCATCGGCTCGCCTCCCGGACGATCGCCTGGGCGGCCACGTCGGCCGCCGGCTCGATGTGCGGACGCCCGGCCACCGTCCCGCCCGTGGCGCTGCCGCCGAAGTCGTACTCCGCGTGGCCGAACTCCAGCAGGTGCGTGAGCGACGGCTTCGCCGCCTGGAACACGCGAACGTAGTAGCCGGTGGGGCCCAGCCCCGCCTCGGTGCGGCAGCGCCAGCCGTTGGCGTACTCGCCGGAGTCCCTGGGGCTGTTCGCCCTGAGGAAGTCCACGGCGGCCCTCCCGCCCTCCTGTACGGCGGCGCGCAGGTCGCCCTGCGCGTCCTTGAGGAACTGGTCGAGGATCTTCTCGACGGCGGGGCCGAGCTCGTCGACGGCCATCCCGGCCATCACGCGCCCCTGTCGGTCACGCGCACCACGGCCTCCGAGTCGCGGTCGCCCGCGGCCGAGATCGACAGCACCCGCATCTCGCGGCCGGCCACGAGCGCGCGCACGGATCCCTCGCGGCGCCTCTCGAAGAGCGCGGGGTGCGGGCGGCAGAACAGCTTCGCAGACTCCTGCCGGCTCTCGGCGGCGGCCTGCCAGTACTCGGTGGAGCCGAGGTCGCGCCGGCGGCACCACCCCGACCAGAAGGTCGTCCAGCTTGCTGAGGTGCGCCCGTCGGGCCCCTTCGCGCCCCTCTGCTCTTGCAGCACGAGCCGTGTGTCGTAGTCCCTGCCCATGGACACCCCCTAGATCAGGTTGAAGTCGTGGGCGGACAGGATCGCCTCCAGGGTGCGGTTAGCCGCCGACCCCGATGCGTCCGCCGTCCGGTTGTCGTACATGTCGCGGGCGAGCGCAAGCACCGCTATGGCGATGGACTCGTGAGCGTCCGCATACCCGGGGTCGATCCCGTAGGCGCTCTCCACGTGGTCGAGCGCCGCCCGGTAGCACAGGCGGGCGAAGTCCGCCTCGGCCTCGTCCAGGCAGCCAGGGTCGAGGCGGAACTGAGCGAAGAGCACGTCGTCTGGGACGGCCGTGGCCCTAAGCGCCGGCATCGGGGCCGGCGTCGGCTGCTCCGCCTCCGTCATCGCCACCCCCCTCTCCGGCATCGCCGGCATCGGGGCCGGCGTCGGCTGCCTTCTTCCTCCCCGACGGCTTCGCCCCGGGGCCCGCGATCTCCACGGGGTAGCCCTCGGCCGCCATCCTCTCCGCGGTCTCGTCGTCGAAGTCGGCCTCCTGGCCCGCCCCCATGCAGGCGAGCAGCCCGGCGAACGACTCGGCGGCCCTCACGCGCGCCACGGCTAGGCCGCCTTGAACACGAGCTTGGACAGCGCCTGCTCCACCTGGACCTTGGCATCGGCCTCCAGCCAGCAGAACGCGCCTACGGCGTGCTGCTCGATGAACTTCTCTCGCGCGATGGTGATGGTCGGCTGCTCGGCGAACTTCACGGCCAGGCCGGACATGTCGCCGTAGTACATGCCGGTCTTGCCGGCCCCGGGGGCGGCCATGTTGTCCGAGGTCGCGACGTGGTGGCCCAAAACCGAGTACCCGAACGATGAGGTCACGTCGGGCTGCAGCAGCGGGCGGCCGTCGCCGTCCTTGAGCTTGCGGACGAGGGAGCGCGTCTTGCGGTTCATGATCCAGATGGCGCCGCCCTGCATCTGGTCGGGCACCGTGTCCTGCAGGTCGATGAGGTCGTCGAGCACGATGGCGCTCGCGGCGGCCGTCTCGACGGCCTGCCTGACGCCGCGCATGCCCTGGATCTTCCCGTCGGTGCCGTTCAGCAGCTCGCGCTCCAGCCAGCGGGCGACCTTCTCGGAGATGTCCGCGACGAGGAAGTCCACGAGCGCCACGTTCGTGGCGTTCATCATGGAGATGGAGATCTTGGCCAGGGCGCCGGCGAGGTAGCCGGTCAGGTCGATCTTCTTGAACGTGCCGGAGCTGGCCACGAGCGAGCCGAACTCCTCGGCGTAGGCGACGTTCACGGACGAGGTCTTCTCGTCGTAGTAGGGCAGGTCCAGCTGCCCCTTCACCGTGTACTTGCTCGCGAGGTTCAGGATCGGCGAGATGTCGTAGACGCGCTTGACGATGCGGTTCGCGATGGTCACCGGGATGACGGCGCCGTTGGTGCCGTCGGCGCCGACCGCCATGTTCACGTCGGACGAGCCCGACTCCGCGCGCTGGATGATCTCGCTGCGGGAGCCGCTGCGGATGTACTCGGCGAACGCGCGCACCTCGGCGGCCTCCTGGGTGTCCGCCGTCACGTCATCCGGCACGACGAGGCGGGCGCGCTGGTTCTCGATGCGCTCGATGGTGGAGTCGAGCGCCTTGACCTCGCCGTCGAGGCGCTCCAGCTCCGTCACCTCCTCGTCGTTGAACGCGCGCACCTCGTCGGCGGCGCGGTTGTTGATGGCCGTCATCTGGTCCACCTTGTCGTTGCGCTTCTCCTTGAGCGCCTTCAGCTGAAGCATGGTCGTGGTCATGCGCTTCCTTTCCGGGCACGAAAAAGGCCGCCCTCCCGGACGGCCCGATGCCCTGTGTTTTCCTGTCTTGCCTATTCGCCCCTCAGCTCCCGGATCCTCTCGCCCCACGCGGGGTCTGGCCCCGCCGGCGCCGGATCCTCGGCCTCGACGCTCACCGACTGCGCCTCCATGGCGCGCACCTGCACGTCGGCCGCACCGTCGCCCGAGGCGCGCGTGAACACGCTCGTGGCCTCGTAGCAGGGCAGCTTGCTGTCGTCGATGAGCGACACCTCCACGAGCTCCATGCCAGTGACGGTGCGGTGGGGCATGCCGCCCCGCTCCTCGACGGTCTGCTCGGGGTTGCGGAAGCCGAAGCTCCACCCGCGCAGCTTGCCGGCGCGAGCCTTCGCCACCGCGTCGGGGTCATCCACGGTGGCTCGGGCGAACAGCCCCACGGCGTCCTCGAACAGCACGAGGCCGGCGGACTCCCGGCCGAGCTCGCGCCCCTCGTCGTGGTTGAGCAGCATCGGCCTGTCGCCGCCCGCCGACAGGGCGCGCGCGAACGTGCCGGGGGCGATGGTCTCCGTGAAGTACCCGCTCCCGTCGCGCATCGGGCGGCTCTCCCGGCCCACGGCGTTGACGTAGCCGCTGACCTCCATGGTGTCGTCGGCCCTAACCTTGATCTCCATTTGCTTCACCTCCCTCCGCGGGCTCGCCTCCGATCGCCTGGCCTTCGCCTGAGGGCAAATCGTCCAGGCTCACGGACTTGCCCATGTTCGGGATGATGATCTTGCGGCTCTCGGGGTCGAGGAGCACGTCGTTCAGGCCCAGGTTCACGTAGTCCAGCCCCAGGGGCGGCATGTTCTCGGCCCTGCGCGCCTCGTCGACGGTCTCGAAGCCCGCCTCCTTCTTCAGCCTGTGGGTCTCCCACCGCTCATTCGGGTCTCCCTTGGTCAGCTCGCTGTGGTCGACCCTGAAGAAGTAGCGGACGGCCCCCGACTTCTCGCGCTCCAGCAGGAGGCAGCGGTCGTACTGCGCCTCCATCTGGGTCGTGATGGGCGTGATGCAGAACCGCGAGTAGTTCTCCCGGGCCGACTTGGACGCGCCGTCGGTCTTGCCGGCGGTGAGTATCTCCGGCGGCATCTGGAACATGCCGCATATGTCGGCCGAGTTGACCTGCTTGTTCTCGTTGAGCTGCATCTCGGTCGACGTGGTGGACGCCTCCTGGAACTGCACGCCCTCGTTGAGCACGAGCACGTTGTCGCCCGAAGAGACGAAGAACCGGCGCCAGGCCTTCTTCAGGGCCTCCAGGGCAGCCTTGCCGAGCTTCTTCGGCGCCGTGAGGTAGCCGCGCTTGTTGCCGGCCCTCCTCACCAGCGAGAGCTCGTAGGCCATGGTCTCGTAGGCGACGAGGATCGCCGGCGCGTTCTGGTCGACCACCGAGCGCCCCGTCCTGCCGTCCCTCGTGGCCCGGAGGAACCGCATCACCTGCCACGGCTCGTAGACCCTCCCCGCGATGAGGAACACGCTGCTCTTCATGACCGGGTCGTAGGGCCCGTCGTCGATGCACGCCGCCTCCTCGGCCTTGACGTACCGCAGGCTCCTCACCTTGTTCGAGTAGCGCTGCCTGTCCACGACGATGTGGCCGCCGGAGCCCGAGCACAGGAAGTCCTCGACGACCGCCTTCTTAATCTCCGGGCCGGTGAGCGTGTCGCCGGAGT